TTTGACGTGATATCCTCGAAGTGGGCCTAGCCCACGAGGTGGCCGGTCTTGGCGACCCGCGGCCCGCGCTTCGAATGAGAGGCGCGGGCCGTGCTTTTGAAAGGGGTAGAACATGGCAAATCATTGCGTCAACTGTGACCAAACCAGAGACCTGCACCCCGTAGCAGGTTGCACCGGGTACTGCGTGTATCCGTGTATGCAGGACGACTGCACCGCAGCCGCGACGCACTTCGCGCGTAACAATGTGCCGCTGCTCGGCCACGTCTGCGCGGAGCACCTAGCCGCGCAACCGGCCGCGGAGCGCGAGCATTTCGCGGAACGGTGGATTTAGGTGGCGCGGATATCCGCTGCATGTTACGCTACTCTTACAGCAGGGGTTGGCGAACGGTGAACTCGCCCACGATTCGGCCCGACGGCCGATGTTTAACTTTAAGGTCGATTTCGCTTGCGCGGATATCCGCTATGGAGCATAACTAACTCATGGACACCGCAACCAAAGCCCGCCGCACGAACCGCAACCTTTCGGAAAACCAGAAGTGGGGCGTGTACGAGGGCGAGGTGCTTCACTCGAAGCACGCGAGCGAGAAGCTAGCGCGCGGCCGCTGGACGTTCCTGCGTAACGACCTGTTCCCCGCCTACCGCGCGGCCTTCGAAGCTACCTGGTCATACAAGCTGATCCCGTGAGAGGGGCGGGGCCGCGGGCCCCTCAATGCAATCAGTGTGCCAATTTTTAGGGGAAGAGAGAAAATTATTTCTCGAAAAGTTAAATTAATCGCTTGCGCGGATATCCGCGTTAGGGCATAACTAACTCATGAACAACGAAGCACTCGAAGTCGCAAACACCATCCTCGCGCAGCTCGGCGGCGCCAGTCGCCTCTCTGCCATGTGCGGCTGCAAAGACTTCACGGGCGGCGCGAGGGTGTTGCAGTTCAAGGTCGGAACCAACGCGAAGAAGGTGTCCATGTGCCGCATTGAGCTTGACGATAACGATACCTACACGGTGCGCTTTTACGCCGGGCGCTCGTTCCGCACGCTGCGCCCGTTGTATGAGTGCTCGGACGTTTACGCGGACATGCTCCGCCCACTCTTTGAATCTCAAACCGGAATGTACCTGTCACTATGATCGATTCACTCCGAGAGCACGCGGCCGCGATCGCGAATCCCGCCGCGGGGTTCGAGCGGCCGGTTGTTGCCATGGTCAAGGCGCTCGCGGAATACGCGGACGCGCATCGCCAGCGCTACGGCGATCCGATCCGTCAGGATTACATCCTAGGCGAATACTGGCACATGCTGGGCGAGGCGCTGATCGGTCTGCTCAACGGTGAAACCGGCCGGCTAGACTGCGGCACGCTCGACCGCACGATCCGCGATTTGATCGACTCTAGCGCTGGCCCCGAGGAAACCCGGGCCGCGGTCGCGGCGGTCTCTCCGCCCGCGCCTCTGGCGCGCGCCTCTAAGCGCCCGAAGTCCGAGCCGCGGCCCGCGGAAGCGATCGGCGTCCGCCGCCTGACGGACCGCCAGCGCGAGCTGGTCGCGCTTGTGGACGTGGTCGACAACGTGGCGAACTTCCGCCAAACCGAGCACATACCCGATTGGTTGGAACTGAAATCGACGCTGGTTGCTTTGGGCGGCAAGTGGCGATCGAAGAAGGGTTTCATTTTTCCGGATGACGTTGACGCCGCGGAACGCGTCCGACTCGCGGCCGCTACGGGCGAGATACTTGACCCGAAGGCAGCGAGCTTCTTTCCGACGCCGGAGGGGCTTGCTGACGAGCTCGTGCGCCGCGCACGAATAGAGCCCGGTCAGTCCGTGCTAGAGCCGTCCGCGGGCCGCGGAGCGCTTGCGTTAGCGGTCCGGCGCGCGTGCCCGGAAGCGCACCTAGCGTGCGTCGAAGCGCTGCCCGACAACGCGAACGCGCTCCGCGCCCTTGGATTGCCCGTCTTCGAAGGCGACTTTCTAGCCGCACCCTTCGCGCCTGCCTTCAATCGGGTAGTGATGAATCCTCCATTTGAGGGTCGGGCCGATATCGCGCACGTGCGCCGCGCTTTCGATCTCCTGCTTCCGGGCGGGTTGCTAGTCGCTGTCATGAGCTCGGGTGTAGCGCACCGGCAAGACGCGCTCGCGGCCGCGTTCCGCGCCGAAGTCGCGGCAAACGCTGGCGAAATCATTGAGAATGCGGAAGGCGCTTTCCTCGAATCCGGGACCGCGGTCCGGACCGTCACGGTAACGATGCGCCGCGCCGCGTGAACAAAGTTTAACCGCTCGGACGATTTCACTAGCGCGGGTATCCGCGTTCTGTCATAACTAACTCATGACCAACGCAGCCAACACGAACGCGAACGACATCAACGGCTCGAAGTACCTGGCCAGCCGAGACCTCGACATCAAAGCGATTGCCAAGCTCGTCCGCGCTGACATCAAAGCCTTGAAGCTGCCGGGTGTTGAGTGCTCCGTCTCGATCGAACGCTACTCGGGCGGCCAGTCTATCAACGTTCGCGTCAAGGCCGCTCCGGTTCAAATCTGGACGGACGAATACATCGCGGCGAACCCGCACGATTACTTCGAAGGCGACCGCCGCACGGAAGAGGCACAGGCGCTTCTCGCGGCCTTGGAGTCGACTTTGCAGGCTTACAACATGGACCGGTCGGACACGCAGAGCGATTATTTTCACGTCCGGTTCTACGGTCACGCTGAGTTCTGCCAAGACCTGACGAGCGCGGATCGCGAACGCACCGCGGCCCGCCTTGCCGCGCCGAAAGCACCGGCCTTTGACTCCATGGCGCTCGCGGCCGCGGTTATGGGGCTCTGATGCTCGGCCGCTGCGCCCACGGATTCGCGGGCAAGCTCTGCCCACGCTGCCGCCCTCGGCCTAAGAGCCGTTACACGCCCGTCGCGAAGCGAAAAGAGACCTGCACGTGTCAGAGGTGCGGAACTCTCGGCCACAACGCCCGGACCTGCTTTGATCGTGAAATTAAACTCCGCGCGGCCGCCGATTTAACTTGCGCGGATATCCGCGAAGGAGCATAACTAAGTCATGAACGCCATCGCAATCTGGACCGTCGAGAACGCAACCGCTTGTGCCGCCCTCTACGGCGCGGCCGCTGCCGACTTCGAGAGCAAGACCCTCGAGCTGGTGCATTCAACTTACTGGCTCGAACAATTCGCCCGATCGGCCGAAGCGAACCGCCGAGAAGAGCGCTACTGCCGGAGCAAGCTCGAATCGCTCACGAAGTAAGCCCCGCGCTCGCCCGTCCGCCGCAAGGCCGGCGGGCTTTCGCGTCATGATTCGCGCCCTTACCTGTGCACTCCTGACGGCCGCGCTGGCCTACTTCACCCAAACCTGAAATAGTTAACTTTTTGCTAGCGCGGGTATCCGCGTTCTGGCATAACTAAGTCATGACCAACACCGAATCCCGCCTGCACACGACGCACCAGACGCTTGCCGCCGCGACGCTCCTTGCCTCGACTGTGAACCCGGTTCGGATGACCTGCGGCGAACTCGAGGAGATCGAGGAAATGATCGCGGAACTCGAAGAAGACTTCAACTTCTGGATCGTTCAGGGTTCGCGTTCGTTGGCTCTCTCGGTCGCCAATCTCCAAGACCGGTTGCGGGAAGTTCTCGCCGCCTGACCGGCCCCTCTCCCGCCCGCCGCCCCGCTATCGAGCCGGGCGGCTTTCGGCGTTATGGGAGCCAAGAAACTACAGCCGTCCGAGTACGAAAACGCGCTAGCGCTGGTCGAGCCATTCCGGAGCGTCGACCCAGCCCGAGAGGGCATCCATTCGGCGTTCTCCGCAGACCTTTTCGGCCGGCCGTATGTCTGCGCGACGGACGGCCACACCGCGGCAATGGTAGCGTGCGCGGAACGCGTTCCGCGGTCCGCGGACCGCGCACCGCCTCCGCCCCTTCAGTACGTCATTCCCGCGAACGCGGAACGCGTGGGGCACTTCCTCTCGAGTGAGCTCGAGGGCCTGCGTCAGCTGCCGAAAGCATGGACGTCCGTCATTAGCTTTGAACCTGGCGAGCTGCCGCGGTTGAACCTAACCCGTATCAAGGGCGCGGGCCGGACGGAGAAGCGGATCGAGATCGTCAAGGGTGCGGCGCTGACGTTCGTCTACTCGCTCGAGGTCGCGACCGCGTTCCAGGTGGGATACTTGCTGCAAGCGATCGACTTCTGCGGAGTCGAGCGGGTGACGGTCTGGCGCGAGCGCGACGGAAGGAAGGCGGAGCTCAACCCTGTTCTCTTTACCTGCGGCGCCGGTTCGTACGCTGGCGAGGCTGACCGCGTGGCGATCGTCATGCCGTGTCGAAAATAGTTTAACTCGAACGTCGATTTCACTTGCGCGGATATCCGCGTTCTGGCATAACTAGGTCATGACTAACGCCGGTTGGAAGACAAGCAAAGCCACGAAACGCTGCAACGTATTCCCGTCCGTCTGGGCGGCTATCTACGGCTGCAAGGGCGAGCAGACTCACTCCTGGCGCTACGCGGTCGGTAACTTCGGCCGCCGCGTTCCGGAGTACGCATGCCCGACCTGCCAGGCGGCGAAGGACAAGTTCGAAGGCCTCAAAGGCTTCACGCGCAACGAGGAGTATCAGCGCCTCTGCCGCGAGGCGCAAGACGCCGCGGGCGTCGAGGACTACCGCACCGCGGACGTCCGGATCATCAACGGAGTTCCGACGATCGTCGGAACGATGCCCGCGCCCCGCGAAGAGGCGGAACTGCCGGCGCAGACCGTTTTGATCACCGGCAACACCTTCCCGGTCAAGGAGGCGCTAAAGGCCCTGGGCGCTCGCTGGGACGCCTCCGAGAAGGGTTGGCGCGTGCCGGTCGACCGCGCGGGCGAAGCGCGCCGGCTCGTCGCCTGAACAAAGTTTAACCCGCGCGACGATTTTAGTTGCGCTGGTATCAGCGATCCTGTATACCTAACGCATGGCCAACACGAATCGCCCGCTGCCCGCCCTGACCGACAACAGCACGCCGCACAGCGCCACGCCCGGCGGAGCCTGCGCGTGCTGCAGCGTGTCGTTCGTCTCGCTGCCCGGCTACCCGGCTTTCGTTCGCTCGGCTGAGTGGGTGTGCGTCGGCTGCGCCGAGTCGATCGACGAAGGTCAAGCGTGAAAATCGGGTCGCTGTTCAGCGGCATCGGCGGCTTCGAACTTGGCCTCGAGTGGGCGGGCCTCGGCGAGACCGAATGGCAGGTTGAAATTGATCCGTTTTGCCGCGCGCGGTTGGCTCGGCACTGGCCCCACGTTGAAAGGTTTGATGATGTCCGAAGCGTTGGCGCACACAATCTCTCCCCCGTCGATCTCATTTGCGGCGGATTCCCCTGCCAAGATGTCTCGGCCGGAGGCCGAAAGGCTGGCCTGGACGGCGCTAGAAGCGGCCTTTGGAAAGAATTCCGGCGCGTCGTCGACGAAGTGCAGCCCGCTTGGGTCGTCGTCGAAAACGTCGCCAGCGGAGCCCGCCTCTGGGTTGACTTCGTGCGCAACGACCTGGGAGAGCTCGGCTATGAAAGCCTACCGATCCCGCTGTCGGCTCGCTATGTTGGCGCTCCCCACGAGCGCGCCCGCATCTTCGTTATTGCCCACGCTGACAGCATCGCGATACGGAAGCTCGAACAACGGCGATCCGAAGGACGGCCGCGGCTCGTACGCCCTGAAAGGGAACCCGAGCCTGGACAATCGGTGTGGCGGGGCGTTGAGCCTCGAATGGGCCACGTGGACGATGGGCTTTCCACCCGGTTGGATGCTGCTCACAGACGCGCCCTAGGTAACGCCGTCGTTCCGCAAATGGCGCAGGTCGTAGGGCAGTGCATTCGTTTTCTTTCGTCCGGTTGAGAAAGTTAAACTTTGATGTCGATTTTACTTGCGCGGATATCTGGCGTGGAGCATAACTAACTCATGAACACGGAGCATCTGGACGCCCTCGAACTTTCGCTTTCGCACGAGCGTGCGCGTTTGGCTACCGCTACGAAGAAGAGCGAAATCGCACAGCGCACGGTTTGGGTTCAGCAAATCGAGAAGGAAATCGCGGGCGAGAAGGCCTTTCTAGGCATCAGGGATTCCGTCTGCACCATGAGCGATGACGAGTTGATGGCTGAATTAGAGGGAACATGAAAATCACAATCGAAGTACCCGACGAACACATCAACGGCGCGCTCGCGGCGCCGCGAGCGCGCTGCTGGGCGAGCGCGGCTAGCTGGGACCCGGAGGCAAAACAGGGTCACGTGGTCGACTCACTCGACGACGGGACTATTTACGAAATCGACGAGGGCTCACTTCGCGCTGGCCTAATCCAAATGGCGTCGAAAGATCCGGACGTTTTCGCCCGCGTTCTTTCGGGTAGCTACGATGCCGTGACGGGCGACGCTCTGCTGCAGTTCATGGCCTTCGGGGAGTTGCGCTATGGCTGACCGCGTTACGCGGGCCGCGGACGCGGCGCTCGAGGTCGCTCTTGTGTGCTACGCGCGCCACGTCCCGGCCGAGAACACCTCCGACGTGATGCGCGTGATCGAGGACCTCCTAGTCACGGACCTGGGCGCGTCGCGGCTCGCGGCCGTGGTCGCTGTCAACCGCGCTTTGCTGCAGCAAGTAGCGAGCCGGTTGTGACCCCCATGCCCTGCGTACCGGTCTCGGACGCGGCCCGCGTTACGTGTTTACCCGGTCGGCGCGTGCTGATCGAAGCGCGGGACGTTCGCGCGATTTGGCGTTGGGATTTCGAGGCGTGTGCGTGGGAGAGGGTGTATTGATGGCAGCCACAGGTCACGAAAAGGATCGTAAGTTCCTGCGTTGGGTTAGGTGCGCGGATTTGATCGCGCTGAACCTGCGCTATCCCAAGACGCTCGAGGCGTGGCAGCAGATTGCGATCGAACGCGCGCTTCGTCGTGAAAAGAAAGTTTAACTTTTCTCTGGCGCGGGTATCCGCGGCGTGTCATAGTCTACTCATGATTCGCTTCGCCGCTCTCCTCGCCTGCCTGTCTCTGGTCGCGTGTGCGCAGCCCTACGAGGCCGCCCTGATTGAGCTCCCGCCGTCTCTGGCGCTTAGCATTCGCGTGCAGGCGGATAGCGTTGACGTTGCCGCGGTCGTGGAAGCCGCCGAAGAGTGGCAAGAAGCGACCGGCGGGTACGTGAAGGCGCATGTCGAGATCGTCGATAGTAACGACGGAACCGGCGTCTACATGAACACCCAAACGTCATCACCTAAGAGCCTAGGTAACACCACCTGCGTCGGCTGTTACCCGGCTGTGATGCTGCTAAACCCGCCCCTTATTGCGTCCCGCAAGGACAGCACGGCTGGTATTATCATGCACGAGCTCGGTCACGTCATGGGCCTCGATCACGCTGCGCACGGGCTCATGTACCCGACGGACAGCGTGACTAATTGGGCTCCGTGCATTGACGCTGACACGCTCGCGGCGTTCTGCGCGACGCACGAATGCCCCGCTAGCGCGCATTCGACTTGCCGCTAAACATTTAACTTGCGCGGGTATCCGCGAAGGAGCATCCTACTCACATGGACATCGTGAAACTCAAGAAGGCCGTAACCAAAGCGCAGGAGCTGGCGGAAATCCGTAAGATGGAGCTTTCCGATGCGATAGAGAGGTACGGGGACGCGCGAGCGCTACTTGCGCTCGCCCGCGAAGAGCTCGAAAATGCAGAAGCGCTACAGATGGCGCGTGAACTCCGCCGCAAAGCAGAATAGTTTAACCGGTCCGTCGATTTCGCTTGCGCGGGTATCCGCAATGGAGCATAACTAAACCATGCGAACCACAATCCCGGCCTCTGAATCCGCCCCCGCCATGCCGGCGCTGAACGAGCTGAACCTTTACGTTCTGGTAGCTCTGGGCGGGCTGCCCGCGTTACGCGCGCCGCGGGTGCCGTCGTGATTCAGTTGGAAACCGATCACTGGTTATTCGGCGCACTGGGTGTGCTGTTCGTGGGAGGGACCGTTCTCGTTATTGCCGCCTCTAGACCGTCACATGATGCCGTGGTCGCCCCGGATGGCCGCGCTGCGGTGCTGGTTACCTGCAGCTCTCCCGGTGATTGCATTACCGAAAGCGCGGAGGCCTGCCCGAACGGTTATCGGGTACTGAGTGCGGACGCGGTTCGCGGAACGGCTACCACGATCACGAACGTGAGCACGGGCAACGGCAACAGCGTTGGTTTTCCGTCGACCCACAACACCTACAGCGGCGCGACTTTGATACGCTGCGGTGCTGGACAATGAGCCTCATCTACATCGCCGTTCAACGTGGCATCTACCGGCATGACATCGTAGCAGCGTGCCGCACACTCGAAGAGGCGAAGGTCCTGGGCAGCGACGCTATCCGGGCGGAGCCTGACCACTACCACGGCGTAGAAATCGTTTCGCGCAGGGTCGGTAAAGGTGGACCAGAGACCGTGATCGGCACTCTGATTCCCAAAACCGGTCCGGTTACTTACGAGAACGGCAGGCATTCCGAACTGCTATCAATCGCCTGGGAAGAGTACGCCGAATGACCCACCCGAAAGTCAAAGAGTTCCGCAGACGGCTCGAGGAGTTGTGCTTTGAACTCGGAGTCGAGTTTCATCACGAAGACAGTCAAGGGTCCGGGTACCTGATGCTTCCCGAGGACGGAGGAGGAACGCTCGAGATCGGAATCTACGATGACCTTCGCGAGCCCTACGTACCGCCGCCTCCAACGGCGGAAGAAATAGCGCGGGCCGCGGAGCTCGAGAGCCTCGCGGCCGCGTCCCGCGAGACGTGGCTAGCGGGCAGGCCTGAGACCGGACCGCTGATGCCTCCGGAAGGCGTTACCTTCCCGCCGCTAGACCCTTCGAGCGAAGAAGGGCTTTACGCCCGCGTACAGTCCGCGGAACGCGATCTGACTGACGCCAAGGAAACGATCGCGAGCGGCCTAACGGAATTTCACCAGGGCGAGACCCTTAAGGTCCTTTGCGATTCGAACTTCGAGGCAGGTAAGAGAATAGGCGAGCTCGAAATCGAGCAGCTCTTCGACCGCCAGAAGATCGCGCGGCTCGAAAGCGAGCTGCACGCGGTCCGCGTTCTCGATGCGTGGGCGAAGAAGCACAGCGGCTTATGGGTGAGCAAACCGAAAAAGTGCTGGTATTCGTCGGACGACGCGGCCGGACATGGAGACGGCGCGACCGCTGCCGAAGCGCGGTCCGCGGCCGCGAAGGCGTTGCTCGAAGAAGACCCGAGTTTAGGAGAAGCACTATGAGCGTTGACACAACTGACTGCGAGCCGTGGGACGTATACTCGGAACAGCGCAAGCGCCGCGCGCGCAAGGACCACGTTTGCTATTGTTGCGCCGAGACTATCCGACGCGGTGACCTGTACGTGTACGAGTTTGCCGTGTTCGAGGGCAGTCCAGACGAGATCAAACGCTGCCTGCGCTGTCAAGCGATCTACGATCACCTGGTGAGTAGGCACCGCGGAATGGAAGATACCGCTGTAGACCGCGAGCTAAAGTGCGGACACACATACCGCGAAGTGTTTGCCGAAGACCCGCCGGAGCATATTGCGGCGCTTGCCTTCGCACTGCCTGGGGACTCTCACCTGCTTGAGGTGATCTAATGTCAGACCTGATCGCAGCCCTTTTGATTTTCCAAAAGTACAAGAACGAACGCTGGCCGACGCATTGCGAGCACGACGAGCTAATGATCGTGGGCGTTACACTAGAAGAGGTTTCCGAGGAGGACGCAAGTAAACTTAGAGACTTTGGCTTCTTGTGGTCTGACTCCGAAGAATATTGGTACTCACACCGGTTCGGTTCCGCATGATCGCCGAAGCAAAAGCCAAGCTAGCCGAAGCGCGTTCGCGGCTCGCGTTAGCGGAGCGTGAGGTCAACGAAGCGCGGGCCGCGCATCGTAACGCGTTCCGCGTAGCGCTAGCCGCGCTCTGCACCGAGTACGGTTACGAGCTTGGCGTCGATGAAGACGGCATAGTACTCGACGAGCGTGCGCCAAACGCAAGGCCCTTTGACTGCAGAGGATATGCCGGGATGAAAACCATAACAATCGGCGGCAAACGCCTCTTCGTCTACCTGATAGAATACGGCAAGTACGAGATTGAAGACTCGTTCGTATTTGCGCACGCCGAAGAACTAAACGAGGATGAAATACGCCACCGCCACGCGGGTGGAGTTGTGACCTCTATGCCGCGTCCGTTTCCGAAACCATTTCAACTAGAGGCTTTGGGTTTCGTGCCGATCGAATTCGTTCGAGTCTACGCCGGTGAGTACCTGTGACCCGCCGTTCAGTACGAAAGCTGGAACGTCGCCAGTTAGTCCACGCGGCGGGTTGTGTGTTCGACGCTTGTTGTCTCAATTGGTTTCGGGATGATGACCTGCGCGAATTGTTTCCGCTAGCGGGCGGCACCCGCGTTCCGCGTTCGCTTAGACACGTCTTCGGATTTCGGATCGCGCCGTGACTGAGTTAGACTCGGAAGAAATGCCAAAGAAAAAGCCCGTACGTTTCTCCGGTCAGCACCTTAACCCGCGCTTTCCAATGAGCGCGAGTGCGGAGGAAATCGCGGAGTGGGATCGTGTCGCGTCGTCTCTCGGAACCAACCGGACGGCCTGGTTGCGGTCGCTGGCTAACGCGGCGGCCGCAGCGGCTCCGCGGTCGGTTCCTCTCAACCGGACGGCCGCGTGGCGCGAAGCGCGGGCCGCGGACGTGATCGCGGTCGCGGAGAAGATCCGCGGGTTGGTGATCGGCGACAAGGCGGCCATCACGCCCGCGCAACTCGAGAACTTACTCGCTGAACACTCTGGCTTCCAGGGCTGGCGCGTCACGTTTGACGGGCCGGAGTTCGAAGCGAAACCTCCCTCTATGCCAAAGAATTGGAAGCCATGACCGAGACAAAACCCAGACAGGTTGATTCAAGTGTCGGTGATTTGGACCCACATCTTAAGCGAGCGGCCCACGAATGCTTTCGCACTTACGCGGAAATGAAGGCGGCTTTCGATGCCGGCGAGCGTTGGGCGCAGCTTGCGAGGCGCGACGCCAAAGCTCGCAACTGGTACGAAGGGGCGACGCAATCTCCACCCGGCGGCCTTCGTGTCTCCTTGGAATTCGAAGACGGCACGCCCATGAAAATGTCGCCTGGTGAGCGCATTGACGTCGCCTGTGTCGCAACGCGGATCGCGAACGGCCGTTGTGTCGTGGTCGTGCGAAAGGTCGCGTCATGACCTGGCATGACGAAACGCACGTTCCGGTCTATGCGGCGGGCGAACGTCAGGCCGAGCTAGAGGCGCGCGGCGAAGCGCCTTGGCAGAAGCTCAGAGAGGCTCGGCTAAGGCGTCCTTTCACAAGAGAGGACCTGACGACGGTCCGGGTTTGGATGGGCGTGGGCCGGTACGAGATCAGCCGTGTGGTCAACATTGATGAGGCTGGCTGCGTTCTCGTTCCGACATCGATCGGTCTGTCGTGGTTTAACCCTCGAAACGTCGAACGCGGTCGGGTTGTTGCGACATGGGAGCCGGAAGAATGAGAACCCCCGAACAGCAGGCCAGCTCCCTCGGAGCGCGGTTCGCGTGCGAGGCCTTCAACGCGTGCGGCTCCCTTGACGCTCGCAAGTGTCAGGAGCTGGGCGACAAGTTCGGCGAGGAGATCGCGGAGCTGGTGTCGGACCGACTCTCACCCGAAGCGCGGTCCGCGCTCGAGGCCGGTTTGGCGAGCGCGGTTCGCGGTGAGGTTAAGCCGTTCGAGATACCCGAAGATTCAACAGGCGCAACTGACTCTCCGGCCGGAAAGGCGTGGTCAATGGACAGGTATGGGCGCATCGAACCCTCTTACTTGCAGTGCTTCGTGTGCGGGAAGCTTCGTGACCTGCAAGTCCGCGAGCTCTGCGGCCACGACACGGACAGCGGGACTGAGCGCCGCTGGTACTGCTCGAGGGAGTGCTTCGACCGATGACCGCCCGAACTTCTCTCCCATGGCTCTGCGCGCTTGGCTTCGTCCCGCTGGTTCCTAACTACGGTCTGCGCGGCGAAGACGGCATGCGGTTTTGGCGCAACGCCGAACCTTACCCGGGCCGGTATTGGGATTCTGCGGTGCAGCGCCGCGGCCTACGATACGGCGTTTAACCCCTCGCCTACAGCAGCGCTAAGCGCCTTTAGAGCCTGTTTAGTGCCGCCTTCGCGGTTCCAGGCTCTCTGCGCGAAGACGCGTTTAAGCCGCCCCTAGACCCCGCAAATGGCATAGTAGAGGACCGCGGTACAATTTCGGTACAATGTCATTTTACCATATATCCAGTGCCGCTTGACTCTTAAGGAATTCGGGAATGCCGGATAGCTTGTGGCTCCGGTTGTCGCGGGTTCGATCCCCGTCACTCACCCCGATGATACTACGCAAATCCCGGCTAGATGTGATGTCTAGCCGGGGGCGAACAGTCGGCATGCGTTATGCATAGTACGCCCTGTACTGGTCAGTGCGGTACACTCCGCGGTCCAAAAAATGCTCGCCCTACGATTTATTAAACTTTTCGCTTGCGCGGGTATCCGCGACATGGGAAGGTTCTCGCATGCACATCAAAAAAGGCTCGCAGGTAAGGTCTAGAGACAGCGTGAGCATGGCCGTAGATCGTGGCCTGATTGGCTTCGTGCTGGAGTTCAGCCTGGACGGGAAGCAGGCCAAAATCAATTGGCTCACTCGCCCCGCTGCCTGGCAACGCATGCAGGATATTGAGCTCGACACCGGCGTTCGGTGAACGCGACACCTCACCCACGAAAGAAATAACGATGAAAACCACCACTCGCACGCACACAGACGCACAACCCTCCTTCAATCCCGCGCCGGTTGACCCTGACGGCAAGCGGCAGGCCGCCCTTGACCTGAACGCAAACCGGACGGAGCTCGCCCGACTCTCGTACCTCGCCGCGTGTACCGCGTGCGGTACAGACCCGATTGCCGCTGAGCAAATGGTCCTGGGCGTGGGCCGCGAGTTCCTACCGCCCGCGGCCCGCGGGGTGCTGGACGGAGGCGAAGCGACCGCTGAATATTATTACTGGCTCGAGAACGAAGTCGTCGCCGGCGCAGAAGAAGGTGTGCCATGAAAGCGCTGGTCGTTGCCCTGCTACTGCTCTCGGGTTGTTCTGTGGCTGTAACGGAAGCGCCTCCGCCCGAGTTCTGCTCCGGTACATGGAGCATTTGCGTGGTAGGCGACGGTCAGCCCGGCGAGCCGACGATCAGTTGCGAATCAGACGGCGGCCACTATTACTGCACCTGCGACGGTCACGCGTTCGGAAAGCCCGTCGTCGCGAAGTGCACGATCGACCTACACCCGGAAGGCCTGGACAAAGAAAAAGCCCCGACCTCCGGTTAGGGAAGTCGGGGCGGAGTACGAAGGTAAAGCGTGGCTTTACTCTCGTGAGGCGTACGCCATGAGCTCGACCAGCCGGTCTAGCCAGAGCCGATCCGCCTGCGTCAGCGCGCGGTACGCGTTCGCGAGGCGGTTGAACTGATGCGAAGGGCCGGCGGGGCGCGTTGGCGCTTCGTCATCCGGAAAGAGATCCCAGTCGGACGCGGGCCGTGTAGCGTGTCCTATTCGGCTGGCGTTGGAACGGTCGGCCATTGGGCTGTTGCTTTCCACTGAGGCGCGACTTTTGGTTTAAGCGGCACGGGCTGAATGTCCGCGTAAGCCTGGGCTGCAGCACAATCCAACCCGCGTGCCCGAAAGCCCTGTGAACAAAGGAACGCCGCGGAGATCGTCCAACGCCGCGCGTCCGCCTTGTCGAGCGTTGCACCTGCGGCGGCCGCGGCGGCGATCTTCGCGTCGACCTTATCGACCGCTTGGCCGAGCGCCACGATCTGCGCCGCGCTCGCGGAGGGCCGGATCAGTTCCTTGGCCTGCGGTGCCGCGATGGCCAGCGCGCCGATGATCACGGCCCACCAGCGGGCGCTACCCAACGAGACCTTCGGCCCGTAGGCCGTAACACCGGACTCCGCGGCCGCGAGCTTGAGCTCCATGTCCGCGATCTTGCGCTCGGCCGCGCGCCGCGCGTCTGCCTCGCCCTTGTACTCTTCGAGCAGCGTCTCGGTCGAGACCTCGCGGGAGTCGAGCTTCTCGCGCGCGGGCGGCGCGGGCGGCGGTACCGGGTTCTCTGCGGCCGGGCGCGGCGGAGGCGGGCGCGTATGCGGACCGCGGGCCGAGTTAATCTCGATTGCGGGTCGGGGTGGTTTGAACGGCGACATAGGTTCCCTCAAAGTCTTTCGTTACTCAGCCGCGCCGTGACCGCGCGTGACGAGCTGCAGCAAAGCCGCGTGCCTCTGCTGCTCGGGCACGAGCTGCTTCACGGTCTGGTTCAGAGAGGCGAGCTCGTTCGCGATGTGCGCGAGCGTCTTCATTACCTGCCGGTGTCTGCGCTGTGCCCTCAGCTCGCGCTTGGCGCCCTTCTCAGCGAGCCCGGAGATCAGCAGATGCACCGGGCCGTCCGGCGCGTGTAACGCGTCCGAGAGGTCGCCTACGCGCTCCGTCAGCGACACGATCGGATCAATGCGCTCCGTCAGCGAAGGCAGCCTCGCCGGCCCTGGTATGTGTGACTCCGCGCTGGGCGGTAGGGTGTCGCGTTCGTCGTCGTTCATGAGAGCTCCAAAGGCCAGTAGACTTCTTGCGCGCGGAGCGCGGTCGGGTTGTCGCGGACCGCGGCCGCGTTACGGAAACAGATTCGGTCTGCGGCGTTGCGCGGAGCGAGTCCGCGGTTCGTCTCCTCGCCCGCGATCGTGCACTCCTCTAGCGCGTGCTCCCATTCGTGCCGGAGCACCGCGCGACAGAAGCGAGGGAACTTGCGCCAGAAGTCCGCGCCCATGGCCCACGCCATCGAATGGATCGCGAGCTGCGCGTCAGCTGGGAAATTACCCCAACCGTCGAACGCAGCGGCCAGCAGGCGCTCGTTCAACGCCATGCGCGAGGCGAGTAGCGCGTCGACGTCCGCGTCCGTTAAACGCAGCTCCGTAGCGCCCTCCGCGGCCCGCGCTCCGTCTTTCGCGAGGTGCGTCTGCCCTTTGAGGTAGACCCACTGCGCGCTGACTTGCAGAATCGTGGCCGGGGTTCCGTCCTCGAGTCGCCAGGGCAACGCGAGCGCGAGCGAGATCGGATTGATCAGGCAGCCGATCCCAACCGTGGGCAGGCCGTCCTTGTCGAGGTACGGCCAGTTGACGCGGCCCTCGAAGCGCTCCGAAAAGGTCGGGAAGATTGTCGTGACGCTCGGGTGCATCGCGACTCAGCCGATCAGTTTGATGCCGGTCGCGGTCGTGCCAGTCTGACGGATGATCGCGAAGACTAAACCGCGGTCCATCCCTGCATTGATGAGCCAGGTGGAGTCAACGTCGTCATCGATCAACCGGCCGACAACAAACCCCGAGACGTTCACGGCGATGCCTCGGATGTACGGTTTGCTCGCTGCGGGACAGGTGTAGTCACCGCCGGAAATGTCAACGGTTTCTTGGAACCTACCGCTGCCCGCCGAACCGAAAGGAAGATTTGAATATAATTTCGCCATGTTATTTAACTTCCTTCACGGATACGCATCGTTAATGTCACTGCCGACTGGCACGAGCTCGATCCCGAGCTTGTTCGGATCGATGTAGTGCAGCAGCGGCCGCCCGTTGTTTCGCGTGATGACGTATCGCCCTGAGGTGATCGCGTTGTTCGCGCGCCCGCCGCCTGCAGTGTCCGCGGCGCCGCTCGGAGCCACCTCGGACAACAGCCACTCAACATGGTCGTTGTTCGTGCCTGGTTTGCCGTAGTGAAGCAACGCGCCTAGTGGAGGCTCGACCGTGAACGGCAGAGGGCTCGGAATGGTAACCAGCGCGCCAAGGTCGCGCCCGATTTGAAGCACCCACGCGATCGCCATGCCACTAACGTATTTGCGGGTGAGCAACGGGTGTTTAACTCCGGCCTCCGCCATGACGCCTAACGCCGAAATCGCGCAATTAGTTTTTATTCCGACGACCTGCTTCGGGTCATCGACTCCGCGCGCGACGAGCCTTCCGAGTTCGTCGGCTCGGTTCGAAAGCGAGCAGCCGACGTACTGCCGAACGATACGCGCGAGCTTCTGGCCCGCGCTTTCACCTGGCAATGAGTTGGTCACTTTTTGGACAGCGCTTTCTTCAGTGCCTCATCAGCTGCGAGTTTCGCGGCATCCGCCGCGGCGTAAAACTTCGCGCGCTCGATCGCGGCACGCGGGTCGGGAGCGCGGAGAATGATCGAGACGAGCTCACCGATTCCGGTGGCAATGGCTTCGGCTAGCGTGGGCATGACGACTCCAAAGCGGCTTTGTATTCCGCTTCAATTCCGGGCAAAGCCGGGCAGTCTTCGAAGGTGTAACCCTCGCACTTAATCAGAACGTTTTTGCTGTACTGCGCGGTTAGAAGAACAGCGTCGACGGGGTTGCAGACTTCTTTCTGAGACGAAGCGCAGGACGGCAGAGACAAGCAAAGCAGGAGCATCAACGCCGCAGAGGCGCCGCCCTGGTAACGCTTGAACACCTCGTGACCAATGGACGCCACTGGTCCAGCAAGAGCGCCAAGCAAGGCCTTCTTCAGGTCTCCGCCGCTGGCCACGGCCGCGATGGCCGCGCCTGCGAGGGTTCCGGGAATGGCTTGCGTCGCCTTCCAGGCGAACGACCAGAGAGCGTCACTTTGAATCGCGTTCAAGAACGCGAGGTGCCCTTCGAACGCATGCCAAACCTTCGGCGCGAATCGACGAACGCAGTAGATAAGCAGAAACACGACACACGCGAGCGAGCCGACGAGCGTCGCCGGATCACTCGAGGCGAGTAATTCTTTCACGAAAAACCTCTTTGAATTGAAGACAGAACCCGAGACGCTGAGGGGCGACGCGAGAGACGGCGCGCGCTAGGCTGCCGAGGGATGAAACAGCCCTACGCAACGCGATCCGCGCGCCGCTCCTCAACGTCTCGAGTTCGAAAGTCCGACTTTTGCGCGTGCCGTTACTGGGTCACGCGCGAGATGTGTGGCGCTCGGGCATGGCGCGAAATCAGGTTCTCGGTCTGCTATGCTCGGCCGATGGCAAATTGGATTCGGCTGCGGCGGGGAAATGACTGGGGCGTAGACTACTTCGCGATCAATCCCCTGACGCCATCCGGCGCAAGTAGAAGTCAGGGCATAAATCTAAGGGAGGGTGAGGCTGTGCCTGTTCGCTTGGCAGACGGAACCGAGACGACGGGAACGGTTACTCTAGAGCAACGCGTGTCATCGGTAAGCGACCACGGGCACAGCAGTAGCGCCCGCTCCGAGTTGCCGCACGTGAACTTCTCGTTTCACGGGCAGATGCTTCGGGCGCGTATCGATGAGCTCGAAGTCGATGAGGCCTGGGCTCGTCAGCACGGAGCGCGCTGACACTCACTGCTCACGTCAGCAGGGAGGGGTTGTAACGCGTCGAAATGTACGCGTCGATCGCGGTGTAGCTCACGGGAATCGGGCGCACGACGATGATCTCCGCCCACGAGCAAGCCAGGTACACGCCCGACGTTGGTATCCCGCCGATGTAACTGTTTGCGCCCGTGCTGGGGCCAGACGTTGCGCCCGTCGCGCTGACCGAACCCTGCTGCACTCGATCGGAGTTCGAGTTAGTGAGTTCACAAATAATCCGTTTCCACGCCGTTTGGCCCGCGACGGTCGGCCCGAGCGCGCCCGCCTGGGGTCCAAACGTCGAGCCCGATTGAGTGGCTAACGCAGGCTGGTACGAGTCGCCACCGATGAGTGGCTTACTTGCCGCGGCGTAGCTTGGAATCTTTGCGACGATAATCATCGCGTACGGGGTTGAAATCTGAAACGGAAAGATGCCCGTGCTGTTCCAGGTGTCGTTCACGCCATCGTGTGTGAACGCGAGCTGCCCGATCGTTCCGTCGACCGCGAGCGATGCTTGATTGGCCACTGTTGCCTGGACGAAGTTAGCGCCCCAGTTGCCGCTCTGGTCGACGATTGTCGCGCCGCCCGTCCCGAGAGCAGAGACACCCAGGTCTGCTCGAAGCCAAAGCTTGGTAGCCGCTGCTCCGAGGATTGAGATCGGTGTTGCCGGCCCCGACGCGCCGAACGATCCGATACCGAGACTGAGCCCGTTCAGGCCCAAGCATTCGAACGAGCGAGGCCCGAAGCCAGGACCCGAGTAGGTGCGCTTACGCTTGACGTGGCGCGTCTGGTCGAGAGTAGGCTGAACGATCATCCGATGCTCACATTCGTCGTGGTGCGCCAGTAGGCGACGCGTCGTTGGTATTGGGAAGCCGCACCGTTCGAAGGCAACGCGGTTTCAATCGTGGCCGTGCCATTGGCAAAAGTGAACCCCGCCGCGCCTGTGCCGTAGAAAGGGATCGATGTGCCGGCTGGCTTGGTGTTGAGCGTGAACGTTGTGAGCGCCGCATTTGTCGCCGTCACGACCGTTGCTTGGTCAGCCGCAGTCGGCGTGTCAGTCGTGCCGGATACGTTGCGGATCGGGTTGATTCGGGGGTAAGCCGTGAGCAGCTGGAACGAATCCACTACCCAAGCGCTACCCGAGTAGACCAGCCGCACTTTGCACGGAGTGTTGGCGGGCAAGACGATCGCCACGCTACCGCCGGACCCACTGTTGATCGTCCAAGTGAATGCGACGTCATTATTGTTCCGCAGCTCGAAACCGTCGCCCGCTATTGCGCCAGTCGTGAGCAAGTCGATCGTGCGATTCGCCGTTGCCGCGGCAAGATCGCGAACGGGGCCTGCAGAGAGCAGGAGTCCGCTTCCCGCCTGGTAGTCGCCATCCGCAAGCGCGACCGGCCCGGCGCTCCAGTTGGGCACAGCGCGGAAAGCCGGATCCGCACCAGACCAGCAGATCCAGCAACATCCGCCCTCGACGAAGGAATCGCCCGGAACAGCCGTACCGAAGGTGCCTGACAACGATCCGGCGCTTGTGCCGAAAGCCGAGATCATGACGAAGACTTTGCCGGACTGGCCGACAATATCGCCGTTCGTGTACAGGTGAAGCGAAGCCCAGGGCGTAGGCGCGAGCCCTCCCGTCACGGTAGGTCGAAACTCGAGCCGTGCTTGGTCTGCGGTCCAAATGAACCGATCACCGATCCGGAACGTGCCGACGGTCGGAATAGCATTGGCGAAGCGGAGTCGCGCGGTGTTCGTGTAGCCGGTCGCCAGCCCATCAATCTGCGAGGTGAGCCCTTCGGGAAACACAAGGCCTCGTCCGTGCACGCCGTAGTGGTCGATCCACAACGCCGGCAATTGGGAGTTGGCCATCAAGAACATCAACTGCCTGCCTGTTGATGGGCTGTAGGCGCCGAAGTCGATCTGCGCCATGAGGCGCGTCTCAACCAACTTCGTCACATCGCCGTTGTACCGTTTCCAGGTCTTGGGAACCGGGTCGTAATCCTCCTGCATTGTCGCGGCGTCATCGAGCACAAGATCGGGCGTACTCGCCGTCGTGCTCGCACTCGTGCCGGCCGGCCCGCTCTTGCGTTTAGCCGTGGCTCCGTCGCGAATGGTGTAGATGCCGCCGGGGCCGACTACGGAAGGCTGATTGTAATCGACAACGCTCGCACCTTGCCCCGGATGCTCGATATAGGGCGAGATGAGTCGCCCCATGCTTTGCACCGAACCCGCGCGCAGATTCTGGAAACCTACGCCGCCATTGCTTAAGGGGCTCTCCACAGCCATGCCGTAAAAAGACGCATCCTGTGTGGCGAACAGATTGTCTGCCTGATAGGGGCTTGCCAGCACCGCCTGGCTATCAAACATGGAATTGTATTCGCCGCGATAGACCGTGATCGCGTTGGCGTCTGAGCCGCGCGCGAAGAGATTGCTGCCCGTCAACCCGCGAAAGTCCCAGCAGCTATGCTCACAGTTATTTGCGTTGCCGCCCGTGGGCCCGCTCGCGGCCTCAATTGCGACGCCCGCGCCCCAGGCGTTTTTTGCCTGGCATCGCTCGAAGTCGACAGGTGTGTATTGCGCAATGAGTGCACCCTGCAGCCACTGCAAGTCGAGGCATTCCCAGTTCAGCGTGCCGTCGCTCGTGTTGGCGCCAACGACGCGACCCCACGAAGCAGGCTCGGTGCCGGCAATGCCACCAGCGACGCTGCGGTAGATTTTGCCCGTGGCTCTTGCCTGGCTGGGCACGACGTAAGCGCCGGTCGCGTATGTAGCGCCCGCGACAAATTTGTCGCACGCTAGCGGGCCAGTCGTCGTGTCATTACGCAGGTCAGCTACCTGCATCGAACGCTGGCACGGCGCCGTTGACCCGGTTGCGGCGAACCCTATGTGAACGATCTTGCCGCCCTGCGAGGTCAACCCTAGCGCGTTGTACGTCCAGACGTTACCATTCGCATCCGTAGTAGTTGACCCGAGTGTGTTATTCCACGCGGGCGCGGCAGTGGTCGACACGGCCCAGGTCTGTCCGTTGCCGCAAACAGTGAGAACCCAAGTGCCAGTGACGTTGATCACGCTGTCAGTGGTGACGCGATCGTTCACGCGATACCGGACACCGGGCTGCCATGCACGCGCCGAATACGTATTGAACGTGCTGAGCCCGCACCCATCGCGGAACAGCAGGCGCGAGCCAATGGCCTGAAGTCCTGCGTTGCTGCCAAGAACGTGCGCCGGGTGCGTCAAGTCGAGGTTTCCCGCGCAGTAGTAGTCGCCAGTGGCCAGCAGCAGCTTGACCGAGTGCACCAGGTCGGAAGCGCACGCGTCTTCGAAAGGGATCTTGTTGCAGACTTCGGCAACTTTGCCCGTGGCGCTTGAAGTCGGTGCAGGCGAGACGGTCGCGGTCGTTCCTACTAGCGCCGTAATCTTCGTGCGCAGTGCATTCGGTACCGCGGCGCTCGGCGCAGTCGCGGGAATGCCAGGAGGCGGTGTGGGCGGAGTGCTGGTCGTGATCCGGATCGACGCCGGGTGAAAGTATGCGCCGATGCTCAGCACAGCTGGCAACGGATGCGCGATGATCTGGCCGTAGTAAGTGAACACGCCAGAGTTATCGAATTCCACATAACAGATGTACTTGTCCGCGCCCGGGACGTCCGGGCACCAAGCCTCGGTATACTGGTAGGTATAGAGTGGAGTGCTGACCGCAAAAGTGATCGGCCCTGCCACGCCGCCGCCTAGGTATTGGAGCGTGACGTGCGTCCCGTCCGTAATGCCCACGCACTTGTAGCACTGGTAAAAGTCACCCGAGACAGTGACCGGGCGCCCTACCGTGAAGATCGACGAGTCCGAAACCTGGACAATTACAGAGCCACCAGCCGCTGGCCGCGTGAACGTCGCACCAGTGGTGTTCACATGCCAGATCGAGGTGGCATCTATGTTCGCGTTCGTGATCGTGGTCGCGGCGCTGGCGGCCGTGTAGCCGTGGTGATCGGTTGCCGCGACCCACTTGACGCGCACCGTACGCGTGCCGGGCGTACCCTGCATGACAACGATAGGCGTGCCGGGCGTGGCGAGCCCGTGCGCGGCTCCCGCCTGGTGCAGCATGAGCCACTGGCCGACTTTGTACGAAAGAGCAGAGCCGAGTGCTACGCTCGGGTTTCCGTTGATGCACGTGTGCGTGGTCTGCTGGACGCCGTTCGGGTTGCCACCGAAGGTGCGCAGATCCACATATGCGTGATCTGCGCGATTGCGGCCGTTCGTGGCATCGTTGTCGACGTATGGTCCGATATGTTGCGTGGCCAGCTGCGCGGGGAGCGTGGTGCCGAGCGCGTCTTGGAGCAGCGAAGGTGTCGCCACTTTCTTCCAGACCTTGGCGCCAGCAAGCGTCGTTCCCGATTCGAGATACCAAAACGAGCCCGTACCTAGTGAGCCGCTCGCGACCGCGCCGCTCGATATCCCCAGCAGCGGCGCTATCTTCGCGTCGGTGTCGTTGAACGTGGCGAGCGTCCATGCGCCCGCAGTATTCGCGACCCAATAGAGGCGGTCCGCCGCGTTGGTCTGCGCCGTTGCGAGCACGATCTTGCCAGTCGCCGGGGTCGCGCCGTCGACAGTGACCGAGCCGGTGAGAGCGATATTTGACGTGGCTACGTAGTCGGGGGCGGGGCTCGTGGCCGCACTCGAGCCGCTAAACGTCGCAACGGTCCAATCCGAATTAGTCAGGCCCGAACCAAGCGTGTAATAGGTGCCGTCGTTGGCGCGCACCAACATGCCCTCTTTGCGAGAGCTCATCGGGATCGCGTTACGCTCGGCCGTGTCTGCAACAGCAACGTATCCGCCCAAGATGGCAGCGGCTCGCGCTACGGGTGACGCGTCGTTCGGTACGCCCATGGGCGCGATGACGATCACGTCGCCAGGTTGTGTAATAGACATTAGTAGACTCCGAGAACGGTTACGCCCAGGCCCGCAGACACGGACTCATAGAGACGATAATCTTCTGTAAAACCCTGATCGTTAGTCAGTGCGATGTTCGACGCGCGAACAATGAAGCCGCCGACCAGTCCGCCAGAAATGAATGACGCGACCGCGTAGCGGGCGGGCGTCGCGAAATAGATCTTGTTGGGGAACGCAGCGAACACGGTAAAGTCTGTGTTGTTGTTCGCGTTCACCGCCGAACCCGCAAGACTCTTGATAAAGGCCTGCGTGTTGGCCGGCGCGGTACTAACGCCCCAATAGTTTCGCTGCCCGATAACGGCTGACTGCGTGTCCAGAGAGAAAACGTAAACGGTCGGAATCTCTAGTAGCTCCGAACCGTCATCAAAAACACGTTCGATACCGAGAACTCCGCTCATGTCTTAACCCTCAAACGTAATCAACAAGCATCACGACCCACTGATGCGTGGGGCGGAGCTTCAACACTAAGCGCTCGAGTTCCGCGCGACGTGCTACCGGAATCGAAACGCGATTAGGAAACGTTGCTGCGCCTACGTAAAAGAAAGACGGCCACGCCGAAGGATCACTTGGTACCGCGGGGGGCGGGCGCAACGTCAAATCTTTATTGACCAAATAGCCCGGCTCGTTTGCCAGGAAGTCGTTGCACTGCGCCTGACCTAACAGCGGTGGAGCACACTCCGCGTGACCGGTCAATGCGTATGCCGCGCATTGATAGGTGCCGATTTGCGGGACCTGCGTATAGCTTCTCGGGTTGCGTGAAACGTAAGGCGGGCCGGAAGACCACCAATCGTGTACGTACAAGGCAAACCCTGCGGTTTGCAAAACGCTTTGGATATACGCCTTTGACTGTCCGCCCGTTGCTGCCCACTCCGCAGCCAAAGAGCTGCGTCGATTCGCCTCTAGCGCGTCGTGCGTAAGACCGTATTGCGTCTCCCAGATAGCCAACGACGCGAGGCTGGTTGTGGCCGGGAAGACTTCGGACAAGATCGAATCAGCATAGGCTTTAGGGCTGTCTATACTATCGTCGAAAAAGGCCGCGAGCCCCCCGAAGAACTTCCCGATCGTTTTATTCTGCGTCAGACTCCAGACGTTAGATCGCGGCAACAGGTGCTGAAGCACCCGCATAAAAAGCGGTGTCATGTTTTAACCCTGTCCCGCTGCGGCGCGTCAGAACGGTCTAATAGATAATGCGAACTCGATATTCGTTCCAGTTTCGTGCGCCATCATAAACCGGCTGTCGCCCACACAAATACGACGCCATCCTGCCGTGGCTATAGAATGCTTTCCGACGTTTGGTCCGCGTGTCCAGCTTGCGCCCTTATTTACAGACCACGCTATGCCACCGAAATTGCCGTTCTCCGTAGGCATCACCCACAGCGAACCGTAACAAGCCAGATCGTTGCCGTACGTATAGTTAGTGCCTGTCGGCGTCGACCACGTTAAACCATCTGGAGACGTTGCACAGTTTCCCGCGCCGGTATTCGTGGCCATCCACATACCGTCTTTAGCGCTGTACGCCAGTCCGGTCCATGATGCCGCGAACGGCAACGTCCGCTCTGTCCAGGTTATGCCGTCTGCCGACGTCAGCACCTTGTTATACGAGCCGGCGGGCAACGCCACGAACAGCGACCCGTTCCACATCAACCGCTTACAACCGCCCGAGCTGCTCGTCCAAGCACTAGGCACAGTCGCGACGGTCCACGACGCAAACCCAACAGAAGTAGCAAGCGCGTAGTCAGCAACAGACGACACGCAGACCCACCGGTTTAGCGTCTGTGAGTGCGCAAATAGCCCGGCCACACTCGCTCCTGTCCCAGCCACGTCAGTCCAGGCAGTGCCGTCTGGGCTAGTATAATAACGCAGGCCGCTGCCGCCGCTCGCAATCAGAACGGGCGACCCGTCCAACATGCCGTAGGCAACGTTAGGCCTTACTGTGGAAGCACTAGAACCCAGCGTGGCAACGCTGTTCCAGATCAGCCCGTCCGCGGAGGTGTACACCGTTCGAGCTGCATCTACCACGCACCACAAGCCGATGGCTGGCGCCCAAACCATACCGATTTCAGAATTGACGGCCGCGATGCTGCCCGGACCCGAGGCACGCTCTGGCCAATTCGTGGCCGCCACAACTTGCAGCGCGTTCTTCGCGCGGGTGTCTGCGAGTGACAGGATCGCGTCAAGATACTGGCTAGCGCCGACTTTATCCGCGGTGCCGGAAGGCGTGGCGGCAACCGCGGCAAGAAGCGCCTGCTCGAAGCCGAAAAGGTCACTGACCCATTTCTGCTCTAGCGGTGTACCCGTCCCGTCCCCGATACTGGTCACATTCTTCGCGCGGCCATAGGGATAACCGGCGGTGTCCGTTAAGTCGACCTGCGACGGATAAGCGGTTGCTGGATTAAGAGCCAAGGTGCACCTCAAACATAAGTTGGATCGCCAAGCAGCTTGGCCTTTTCGCCGTTGCTCAAATCGTAAGCTGGACCGCTGGTAAGAGTTACGGAGATCACACTCGCTGCGTTCTCCGAAACGATGCCGTCAACGATGCCGGAAACAGCCGCTTGCGTGATTCGGTTAGTCTTTGGAAGAACAGAGAGGCCTTCGATGTAGGGCTCTCGCGTCGAGAAGTATTCGACAATGCCGCTCTTAATCTCGGCACGAATATCCGGTGTATCCGGAAACAAACCGGCGATCGTTACTGGGAACCCCGTGCGGTAAATCGGCAAAACGCGAACAGCTGCACTAACAGGTCGGCGGTTAGCCACACCTGCAGTATCGAAGTTAATGGCGTTTAGCACCTGCGTCAGCTGCCCTGCCGTTGGTATCCCGTCCGCGCTGCCGGACGAAGCTACAGATGCTTCAACATAGACGTCCACTACGCCGGGCGTACCCGCGTACGGGTAGGCGTTGACGATACCAGACACCTCACTGGCCCAGTCTCGATAGTCCGCGTATGCACCGCCCTGTGGTCGCGCCTGGAAACGCGACGCTATTCGCGCGCGGTAGTCTTCGGTAAGCTCTGCGTCTGCGCCTGCAACCGTCTGTGAAACGACAACGGCAGCTTTGGTTACGTTCGGCAGAGGGTTTGAAAACTCTATGATGTCTCCTGGCTCAAGGTTGCCGATCAGTCCGGAACCGTCTCCGCCCGACTGATCAGACACAGCACGAATGCGCACCGGGACAGTAGGCGCATTAAGCAGGACATCCGCGATCGTCTGATAGATAACACCCGTCGAAGACCGTAACAGCGAAGAACGCGCGGTGAGCGAACCCACCTGGTTGCGTACTGCAACGGTGATTAGGTGTTCGGCTTGAATGGCCGGCAATGGATCGCCAACGCCGATCAAGCGCCCCCACTCAACCAGTGGTCTAATGACTTTTCCGTTAACCGTCGTCGCCTGGTCAGTCGCGTATGCAACGAACAACTGCAGGAAGATAAACCCGCAGTACTTCCAGAGAAGAACAAACACACCAGCCAGAACCTTCGCCAGAACGCGAATGAACGCCTTCGGCAGAAGTGGAACCGACTGCGCTATTGACGAAGCGATTTGCGAAACTATGTTGTCCGCGATCGTTTGCGTTGATGGTGTCGGTAAGCTCATTTGTAAGTCAATTTCGCGATCGAGAAACTCGTCGTCACGCCGTCAATCGTCAACGCGACGTCTAGATTGATCCGTTTCGGTCCCGGCATCGTCGCGCGCACCGCCAGATCCGTAGCTACCGAGTCCGTCATCCAAGCAAGATCGCTCAGCGCCGCTTCTTCGATGCGCTGCAGGTTCGCAGGAATCAGTGGAAGTGTCGCGAGAAGGTATTGCGCAGCGCTACGAAAGCGCCTCGACTGGTCTGTCTCACTCAGGTTGCCCCACCACTGCTCCGTGTCGTCTGCTGTCTGCGCGCTGTCTTGTGCGTTGCCGCCGAAGAGGCTCAAGATTGCGGCCGTCTCCAGCCCGTCAGTCATGCCGATCTGACCGTTAGCGATCTTGATCTCACCACCGTCTGGAGTCTCAAAAAGTCTGATATCGCTCATGACCAAGGCACCGGGGTAAAGGGCGGAGGAACCATTGTTGCGATGCCCGTGTGCATCCACGTATCGATCAACGCTGCGATAGCCGATGCCGCCGCATTCGCCGTTGGCGGTTTGGCACCCGCGAACTGCGGAACGAAGCCAATGGGGCCTGCAGGAGGAGTCGTAACGAAGCCGGCCATACCCGCGCCCACGGCCGCGCCGAAGGTCGCAAACGCCGCCTCCATGGCCGGCGCGCAGTTAGGAGTTGCGAAGGCGCCGGAGAGGGCGCCCTGCAGGGTCGCTACCGCGGCTGCGACGGTCGTTGACGCCGGCACAATCCCAGCCGCCCAGGACTGCACCGCGGCCGCCCATTGCCCAGCGCAGGCGGCCGCGGACGGAGGCGGACTAGAAAACAGCGAGGCCAGGCCGTTGGACAGGCCCGACGCGTTTAAAGGCATTGTCAGCTCCCAGGCTGAGGCGGCCCGGAAGGCCCGGTTCCTGTCGGGTGAATGTGAGTCGAAAGCTTGACGGGGGCGCCCGCGGCGCTCGTCGTAACCTCGCCCGTCGCGTTGACCTTACCCGGCACGGTCACGTTTCCACTGGTGTCAATCTGGACGCCGTTCAGATTGATCTTACCGCCGCTCTGAAGCGTCGATATCGTGACGTCGGAACCTGATTGAATTGCTTCAACGTGGATCGACCCGTCGCCCTTGAGCCAGATCTCAGCTACTAGCGTCCCGTCACTCGAGCGGGCATAGATCCGTTTCTCGCCCCCGAGCGCTTTGCCCAGGTTTTTAGCGTCTGCGTATCCTCCTACACGAAGCGAGCCCTTGCCCGGTGCGTCACTGATCGCCGCGAAGTCGCCGGGTAGCGGGGGCGCGTCGTCTCCGCAGTTCGCGAAGTGCTCGGCCTCGTCAACATTGTCCGCTCCGGCCGTTTCGATTTTGACGTCGACGCCGTTGCCGTTCTCATCGCTGACGCGCTCGAAAGATTGAACAACTGCGGTTGTGCCCATCATTCAATCCAGGGAAGTGTTTCCGGTATTTCGCCGCTGAACGCACCTGGAAGAACCAGACCGAGAACGGCCGTCAGTGAGTCTTTGCTGCAACGCAAAACCACGTCGCGAATCAAGAGTTCGGACTCCTTGTAAATCATCGCGCTAGGGGCAAGCAGAGTCATGCTGGTGTTTGGATCCCACAGCTTGCCCTGCGGATCGCGCCACGTTGGAAGCGGCTCGGTTACCCAGCTCGCCATATTAGCGAACATACGTCCAACTTTTGCGCGCGTGGCCGTGGGCGCGTCCGCGCGCTCCGTGTCATCGAACTTGCACGAGTTCGGGCGGTGTTGGTTGATCGGCCCGCTGCCGTCGTCGATCCCCGCGCCCAGCCACGGATTGACGTAGGTGTAGACGGTGCCACCCTTGCGCCTGCGCGCGGCAGCGTAGCCGGTAATCTCACTGTAATAGTCCTGCGGCGAGAACGCGGCTTGCACGCCCGTTAGCGGCGGCACGCCCTGCACGAGCTGTACAACTGGCGCTCCGCGTGCAATCGACTGCCAGTAAAGCAACGAGCCATCAACGTTGTTCGTCAGAACGAGGCCGCGCTGCTTCGCAAGATCGACAAGAAACTTATGGATGTTCTCGTCGAGCTTGATTGCAACCTTCTCGAACGGCGCACCGACCTCGGAGCGGTATTCGCACGCAAGGCCAAACGGCTCGCAAAGCTGATTTGAGATATCGCGCAGCGTCGCCTTGTTGAAGGCCAGAGGCACCGCGCCCTTAGCGCTTCGTTTGCCTTTTCGCCCAAGGCCAGACGGCGCTGTGCAATCTCCGAGAACGCCCGGCTGCGCGTACCCTGTGATTTGAACCGTTCCGGAGTTCGCGTCGAAGCCGGGATCGACTCCGATCATTGTTCCCGTGAAGAGGTCGTCTCCGTTGAGCTTGACCACGATCGGCTGATACGAGAACGGCCGAAACATTTCGCGCATTTCTTTGCGAGACGGATCGAACGGTGCCGAGAAGCCAACCGTGTCGAAGCTGTCGACCGACAACTTGACCTCGAGGTCGAACCAATGAGACAGAAGCTTACCGCCGATTTGAAGCTCGACGTTTTCGTTCTGAATGTTCATAGGTTCAACTTGGGTAGTAGACAATCCTGCGGCCTCTCGGCAGTTCGAGGATCTCGGAGCCGGTCAGCTTGTTCGTGCTGATCAGCAGGTCCAACTTGTCGTCAACGCTGCCGTACAACTCGGCGCACAAGTCGATGATCGTTCGTTCGCGATCAATGATGACGTACTTCTCCGGAAGTAGAGAAAACGAAGCCTCGATCAGATAGCCCGCGGTAAGCGCCGCGGCCTTCTGCAGCGCCTGGTACGCTTCGCCCGTGTCGATCTGGAAAGACGGATCCGTGTCAATTGCGGATAGCGCAGCGAAGCCTTCTTCGCGCCAAACGACCATCGACTCGATTTGCAGAAGCAAAGCCTCCGCAGCGTCGAGAACCTGTCCGCGTGTCGAGAAACTAGAGGCTAGCGCTTGCGAAGCTCGCCCAATTGGCTGTGCTGTCAGAGAGACGATCGTGCCGGAGAGCGCGGACATACCGAACACGCCGCTGATATGAAAGTTGTTCGCTACCTTCGTCTGATGCGTGAGCAAAACCGAGGCGTTAGTAAGTAGCTTTCCAGGAGCGGCCGCTACAGAAGCGATCACACTCTTCAGTAGGATGTCGTATCCTTCGAGCCGTGACTCGAGTCCAGCTAGCGCGCGCCCCGGTGCTTGAATCAGATTCGCGCATTGTTGCGCGAGCAGCAGAGGCGCCCCGATTAGGACGTCCATGCCTTCGTTCACTTCGTCGACCGCGTTGGCGAAGTCCTTGCGAACTTTTGCCACTTCGTTCGAGGCGCGCTTTAGTGCGGCCTTGGTCTTCTTCAAAAAGGCGCGAAAGGTGTTGATCGCTGCGAGCTTGTTGCCGACGCCTTTCAGGTTCGTGCTGCTCACGAACTGCTGAGACAGCGCGACGTTGAAGTCAGCAATTGCCGAAAGGATTTCGTTTTGCGGGCTCCCGGTTTGCGACGGGTAGATTGCTCCGACCGTCGTGAAAAACGTTACGCTGATGACGCTCTGATTCGCGGCCGTGACAAGTGCGTCACTCCGTTCTACGTCACCAAACGGAACAACCGGAATCGTTCCGTAAATCGGGTGTTCGAGCTTACCGATCCCAGGCTCTATCAGCGCGGCCTCGAAAGCCGTGGCTTGACGATCGCAGTCCTTGCCGGTAAAGAAACACGCGAGCGGGTATTTGCGCGACC